GCTAATACCGGCAGGCTTGAACGACCACGCCGTGCGGTGGTCTGGGCATTCGCCCTCTGCGAAGAGCATTGCGGCTGCTACGGCCACATCACTCGTAGAAACCGAAGGCTGAGATGCCTTCACAGAATCAACGGAGAGGGGTCTAGGAGCCACGGAGAGGCTCGCTCCTGTGCCTGACGCATAAAGAGACCGCCCTACCCCAATCTGGGCTGCACAGCGGCGCAGGGCGTCGCTTGCTGCTGACTTGAGTGGCTCGTCATCCTGCGCGCTGTTTGGGTAGCCAAAGTCCTGTCGGACAGTGGTCACGCCGTCAATCACTGCGACCAAGGTGCCGTGTACGACGAAGCGCTGGGCGTCAGCAACCTTGACCTCAAACTGCCAGCCAGCCAGCCCCAGAACATCGTCAAGGCGCTGGGCCACGGCTCGTGCATCTGCGTAGGTGAAGGTCATTCCGCCGCGCCCTGGGCGCTGCTTCAGATCCGTGCCGGTGAAAGGCGCTGCGAGCGCTGCTGCGATTTGCTTACTCATTCTCGTTCCCTCCTAATACTGTGACTGGCAACAACTTTGCGGCCGCCAGATTCATTGAGTCTGCCTTTGCTTCGTGACCACTATCAAAGATCGTTCCCTTCTTGACCTCCTCTGCTTCTGCCATATACGACTTGGCATCCCTCACCCCTAAGAAATACGCCTTAGGGAATCGCGTAAAGCTTGGCGGACCATTGCGGTCTTCGCCTGGTCCGAGTTGCAGATGCACAAAGGCGTAGTAGTCGACATCTTGGTGATCCTTGATGTAGTTGAAGACGCTGACCGGATCGCTCGGCCACGGAGCCTTGCTCCACACCTTGCTCTTCACCTCAACCTTCAAGCCGCACACCTCAAAGTCACGCTGTGTGATGTTGACAAACTTGAACGGCAGGCGCTCCATTCGTAGCACTGCGGCGAAGACGGCTTGACCCATCACGCCTGTCCAGTCGGTGTTGCCTTTCGCCTTCTCGGTACGGAAGCGCAGGTGATCGCTGCTCTTCGCCTCCTTGAACATCTGCTCCGCTTCGAGCAGGAGTGCGGTATCAACAGGTACTTCAATCACGACTGATCCTCCTTCCCAAAGACGCGGAACACTCGCGCCCCTGGCTTCTCTGAGGTGAAGCGTGTGACCGCCTCACCGTAGGTGTCTGGAGCAACCGTTCGCAGGACATCTGCGATGCTCTCCCAGTCCACCTTGACGCTGCTCTTGTTGGTCTTCCAAGTGGCGAGCCAGCCGTGACCCTTCACGCCTTCGCCCTCACCGATGGCCTCCTTGATGGCGATTGCCATCTCCTTGAGTGCTGCATCAGCAGCCTCTGCCTCAGCCTTCGCCTCAATGTAAAGGCGCGCGATGTGATCGAGCTGCGGATCTGCCTTGGCGTAGGTGTTGCTGCTTTGCGGCTTGACCTCCGCGAGTGTGTCGCTGTCGTTGCCGGTCAGCGGTGGTGGAGTCTTGGTCTTGACCAAGTCCAGGAACGCCACGGCCTTGTCGAACAGGAGTGTCTGGTAGATCGGATCAGCCTCTACGCGCTCAATGCGGAACACCAGCCCAGAGAGCAGCACCGCGACATCGCAGTACGACGCGCCAGTGATAAACATCTGCCACTGCACCTGATCCACATACTCAGGTGGCACTGGGTACAACTGCCAGCGGCTGCTGGTTGAGGTCTTGATCTCTACGAGACCGTCGGTGTCGCCAATGATGGTGCGGTCCAGCGAAGCCATCGCCCAAGGGTGCTCCTTGAGGCGCACGATGCCGTTCGACTTCCGCAGCTTCTTGCCAGTCTCGGCGGTGTAGTAGTCAGCGACTGCCTGCTCTAGCAGTTGACCGCGCTGCGCGGCTGGTCCGACTTCCTGCTCACCGACCTGACCTGTCAACTCTGCCCAGAGTCGGTATGCGGTCTTGTACGGCGATGTGCCGTTGATCGCGGTAATGCCGGTGGCGGTGATGCCGCCCTTCCGCATCTCGAACCACTCTGGGCTGCGCTGTGGCGCTGATACAAACTCAAAGCGCTTGCTCACTTGAACACCTCCCAGATGACTACCGCAATGATCCAAGCAACCATCAATGCGACGGTGAACTTCGCGCGCTCTCGCGTTCGCTCTTGGCGCTCTAGGCGCTGGTACTCCGATGTGAAGTACGGCCGCACAACCATCTTGGGCGTGCTCTTACGATTGACTTTCACAGTGACCCTCCTACTACTAGCACGATGTAGATGCACGCGATGAAGATCGCGTAGCCAATACCGTCAAGGATTGCGGCGCGCATTAGCGCACCGCCTTGAGAGCGGTTGTATCAACGGCGGTTGTGTCGCAACTGCAGCCCCAAAGCATCCAACGATTGCGCGCTTCCTCATTGCGCCATTCGCCAGTTGCAGTCCATTCCGCCTCGCACTGGCAATTCAAGCAGATCGCCTGGGCCTGGTGCTCGTTGCTTGTCGCGTTTGTCATTTTGACCTCCTTGTCAGTCCAGCCGATTGGCTGAGTCCTGCCTGACATAGGCATCATATGGTCAACGGTTTGGGGCTGTCAACCCCTGTTGCGTGAATATCTTTTATGCAGGGTGGATAGCCCCTGGGTGGGGAGGGTCCACCCAGGGGAAGCCGCCTAGGACGGCTGCGACAAGTCCTCTAGAGCGAAGGCGATGAGGAGTCTCAGGCAGATGCCACACAGGAGCACCTGCTCAGACTCGACCTCCCAGACCCTGCTCTGTAGCTCACAGACCGAGCAAGTGCCGTAGGGGCGCTTGACTCGGACTGGCACGGCTTACTTCCTAGTCAGGCCGTAGGAGGCATTGTCACGGTCAAGCGCCTTGACCACGATGCCCAGCCCTGAGGCGAGACCGGCGGAGACGATGGTGCGGAAGTCGCCACCCTGGATGTCCAAGAGTGGGATGCCCAGACCGAGCGCTACCGAGATGCTGACCGTGAGGAAGGTGCGGACAAAGTCCAGCGCGATCTCATCGATCTGCGTGTTCGCGGCGACATACTTGATACCTGCAAAGATTCGGTTCATGCCCTTTTCCTTTCTAGTCGCAGCGGCTGCTGCATTGATGACGGCGAGACCGTCTGCGGCGATTGCGCCCCAGTCAGCCTTGCCGATCTGATCCAACTGCGCCTGTACAGCGTCAGGTGTCTTAGTACCCTTTGCCACCTTTCGTGGCTCTGCGTGGCTCCTAGGTGCCTGTACGGCGACTTTAGGAGCAGGTGCTGGCGCTACCACAGGAGCGGTGACTGGCGCTGGAACTGGCGTGGGATTGTCCTGCGGCTTTGGAGGGGCAACCCTGCCTGGGTGCGTCACGATCAGGATGCACTTGTAGTCAACGCCAGCCTTCTTCGCCTTGGACTTGCTGTTGGCGATCTGGCGCAGCTGCGCCTCTGTGACTGGCACGCCGTAGCGCTCTGCTGCAACTTTCTCGTCGCGCGTCGGACACGCCCACTGCCAGCCGTCAACATCGTCATAGCCAGCGCTGGTCATATGGCCGTAGCCAAGTTTGATCTTCTCTGGCTGTTGCTTGCTCCACCACTTGTGCCAGCGGTCGTGCCACGCGCTGATCTTTACGCCTTCTGGGTAGCCCACTGCCTGCTGAACCCAGATCTGTAGCGCCGCGCCACCCTTGGCTGCCGCGACGGCGTCCTCCCACGACTTCGCATAGCGAGCCTTGCCGCCTAGGTAAGCGATGACCTTGGCAGCCTCAGCGAGAGAGCCGCCGTTGTCGGACTTGCCCTGCACATCCTTGCGGCCAGTGACCTTCTTCATTGCTTCCACGCCCTGAGTGGCGCTGTAGTCAACCGTGTAGCCAGAAGCCCACGAGACGGCGGCGGCGCAGGATGACCAGGTGCAGTCATCTAGGATCTGCTTGCTGCCCTTTAGTTGCGCCTCAGCGTCCGAGTAGAGCTGCGACTTGACCTTGTACTTCACGCTGCGTTCTCCTTCTTGATCAGTACGGCGACTGCTCGACCGGCTGCGTCAAAGTCCAGCGCGGCACTGACAGGGAATCCCTCAGTGCAGCCCTCTGAGTAGTCGTTGCCATCTTCGCCCTGCTTCCAGAGCGTGCCGCCGAAGGCGCTGTTATCAAGGTTCAGCACGAGCGCAACCCACTCACCTGGCGCGGTATTGATGCGCGTCCAGCCCTGCTCGTGGATCTGCTCGATGTGATCTGCTGCGCTCATTCTCCCCTCCATCGAAGTGGTCCTGTCAGTAGCCAGATCAGCGTGAGGCCGCCGAAGAGTGCGGCCATCGTGGACTGCGTGTCGCCCTCTGGCAGAACGACCACAGCGAAGAGCAAGCCTAGAATCGTCCAGGCTCCGCCTACGAGATCAACAATGATGCGCTTGATCACTTGCTTGCCTTTCTCGCCGTAGCCGCTGCGCTAGATGCAGCAGCCACAGCAGCACTTGCCACCTGGCTGATCACGATTGCCACAGCAACCGGAGCAGCCTTCTCTTTCTCGGCAGGTGAGAGATCCTTGCCTAGGTTGGTAATCGCCTCAATCGCCTGCGTGACGGTCTCAGCGACAGCAGCAACAGCCTCACCAACTGCCGCAACCGTTTGCTCCGCAATGTTATCTGGTGACGGTGTCGGTTCAGGTGTTGGCTCCACGCTCGGCGCTACGGATGGTGAGTCAGTAGGTACAGGAGTGGGATCAGGAGTAGCGGACTCACTCGCACTAGGTTCTGGCGTAGGGTCAACCGTGGGCGACGGCTTGGGTGTGGGAGTCGGTGATTGGATCGGCGATGGTTGGACACTTGGCACCTCACTTGGTGACGGCTCCGGCGTAGGTGTCGGCGACGGCTCAATGCTTGGCTCAGGAGATGGTGACGGCTCAGGCGATGGCTCTGGTGACGGTTCCACACTCGGCTCAACTGACGGCTCTTGGCTCGGTGTGGGCGATGGTGCGACATATGCCGGATCAGTCACGGTCAGCACCCCAGCGCCACAGCACGAGTCGGTGGCGAACATTCCCCAGCCGTAGACATCGCCTGCTTGCAGCTCGATCTGGATGCTGCCTTGTAGGAACTGCGTGCCATCAAAGGGCGCGAGCCAAGTCTGCACGCCATTGAGGAGAAAGAAAGGTCGGTCAAAGTGCGCGCCGTCGGTGGTCTGGTACAGCCACAGCGCGGAGTAGGTGAAGTCGCTCTCTGCCACGGCCGTGTAGGACGCGGTGTTAGAGCCGCCTCCCTGATTGGGTCCAGCCAGGGTGAAGCCACCATCTAACTCTGTGACCGAGCCTCCGCCGGTGGTGGTGAATGTCCAGACAGGCATCGCCAGAATCGGCGCGACCATAGAGCAGGTCAGGATGATGCCCAGCAATGGGAACGCAAGCCGCCTCACTTAGCGAGCAGCGATGCGAGTAGTGGAATAAGCACGCTGAACAACAGCGCACCGATAGCCACTAGTCCTCCTTTGAGTTTGTCCACATCCGAGCGCACCTGATCAAGCTTCGCCGAGTGAGAGTCCAGGCGCTCGATCAGTTGGTCAATCTGGCGTGGGGTCATCGTGACTCCAGTGCCTTGAGACGCGCGTCAATATCGAGCAGCGCCTGAACGACGAGCGCCTCCATCTCGTTCTGCGGAATGTTCACGGCGAGCACCTCAGTCGTGTCTACGAGATGCGCCTCTCGCTCGTCTACGCCGAGTGTCTCAACCCAATGCGCCAAGTCAGTCGTGGCGACATGGTCGGCGATGAAGCCGAGACGCGTGCCATCGTCAGCGACTGCATCTGTGCGGCCGTGTGCGTCTGGTGCCTTCCACTTGAACGCTACCGGCATGAGTTGGCGGAGCGTGTCTAGAGCACCGCTGATCTCGGTGATCTGCTCCTTGAGTCGTGAGTCTGACGGCGTGGTGAGGTTGGCGTACTTCCAGCCGTTCGCGTAGAAGTAGCCACGGTTGTTAGTTGTGTCAACCGCGATGCCGCCGTTGCGGAGTGCGTCAGCGAATGCGTCGGTCGTAGCCGTGCCGTTGATGTTGGTGCTTGGCTGACCTGCGGTGACCTTCGTGATCAGCACGCCAGAAACCGTTGTTGCTGTTGAGGCGGCAACATCTGCGGCTGAAGTCGAATGAGTCCAGAGGCGTGCGTTAGTTCCACCGAGGTTGATGTTTGGACCAGTCAGCGCGGATGTGCCGTAGATCACACCGTCAAAGCCGATGTTGCTGCTGAAGGTTGCATCACCGCTCACGCTAAAGGTGCCAGCGATTCCAGTATTCCCAGTTCCACCATTTGCGCCGATGATCAGGTCGCCGCCACCCTGCTCAAAGACAGCGGCCTGATAGGTTGCGGAATCGCTATTGTCGGTGATAAACAATGCTGAGAAGAACGAGCGGAGTTTTACTTCTGCAAGATCGCCAGTAAGCGCTGCTGTCGTGCCAGTAGTTTCTGCTGTGATAACTAGGTAGACATAGGCAGCGTCAGACGGCGCAGTTTGAGTAGTTCCTGAAGCTGGAACAAGCGATCCGACTGTCGTCCTAGTACCAGTTGCGCCAGTGCCAGTCGTGGTCAAGTCCTGCTTGACATACGAGTAGGTGAGCCTAAATCGTGCATTTGTGCCAAGTGCTTCAGAGACATACGCATCTGGCACGATGGTAAGAGCGCGATCTCGGCTCGTTGCGATTGGGATGTATCGGCTGATCTGTGCGCTCTTGCCAGTCAGCGTGCCGTTGTTGATCGTCCAGCGCAGAACATTGCCAGAGCCAGCGGAAGCGTCAGCGACGATGGCGCAGGTGATCGCGCCTGCGCTGTTGACATCCGTGAAAGTCCAGTACGGCAGAGGGTTCTCTTCTGTGATCGTGTCGCCAGCGGCATCCGGCGGAATGGCGAAGTCGCCGTTAGCCACTCCGGCCTGAATCTCGCGGAGCGCAGCAGGACCAAAGAGCAGCGCGGTCTCGCCGTCGCTCGATGTGCTGACGAGCGGTGCGCCCTTGTCTGCGTTGACTCCACCCTCAAACGCGCCGAAGCCTTCTAGGTTCGTGCCGTACTTACCCATCTTTACTCTCCTCCAATGAGGCCGCGAAGGCCCCTGAGATACTGACGGCGGAAGTCCGCCTGAATCTCATACTGGACTTGGTAGGTGCCGCCACCTTCAGCGAAGCGCATCGTCACGGTAGGGATGTACAGGATGGTAGATGAGAGGTCGAGCATAGGCGCGGTGATCTTCACATACTGCCCTGGCAGCCACGCCTTGATGAGCGTGTAGGTTGCAGCTGCGGTCAGCGCGTAGCCCTGAGTGAAGCCGTACTCCCAGTCAGGCGCAGAGGTCTGGCTGAGGTTGCCACCGGCAACCGTGAACGAGACCGTTCGTACTGGCTTGCCGCGCGTGACCATCGTGGCGCGAGCGAGAGCGCCGATCTGCGCTCCACGGTCTGCCTTCTTGACAATCTTTGGCGCGCTAAAGACTTCGTGCGGCAGAGGACCGCTGCGGCTTGCAAGCCCAGCGCCGTTGCGGCTAAAGGTTCCTGTGTAGGTGCGGAAGTATGGGTCGTTGGTTGGAGCAGTTGGGAAGGTCTGGTTGCTGTCGTAGCGCGCATAGGTCGAGTCTGCCTGGACAAAGATCCCCTTGACGATGTCGCCGTGGTCAAGATTGACTGAGAGATCGCGTGCAAGAATGCGTGTTTCGCTTGCGGCGCTACCAGTCTGGACGCTTGCAGGGTCGGTCACAATCTCTGCCGGTGCGGTTGCATAGGTCGGAGCAACCTCCTTTGGTCCGTAGTTGAGGCGGCCAGAG